GTTGTTGGTTTTCCATGGTACTTCTATTTTCCTAATAGATGGTGACAGAAGGTCAGATAATTCCGACCTTCTCTAAAACTTTATTCTTCCGTTTCTTCTTCCACGCCGTGGATGAATTCGGCGAAATTCACGACGATTTCCGGCGTATTCATGTTCTTCTGGAAGTCCAGGAACGTGGAGAGATTCGGGTCGATGATGTCCAGCAGATTGCGAGGAACCGGAATCCATTTGCCGAACAGGAACGTGGGCAGTTCGATTTCGGCATCAGGATCATTTGCGCTACGCAAAAGCTTGGCCTGATAACCCCAGAGGCTTTCCTGGTCGAATGCGAGGATGGCAGGCTGATTGCCCGCAATCACCAACCAGCCGCTCGTGGTGTCGTGCTCCACGATCATGTCGGGCGTCGTGGTAAAGAGTTCCATGTCCAGAGTCGAAGCTTCCACGAAAACATCGTGGGTATCGCGACGGAACATGGATTCATTCCACAGACGAGGAACGCTGCCCCACTGCTTGGAGATCCAGGCATGGAAGAGATTGGCGTGCTCTACGCTGATCGTGGGGACGATCTGCAGAGCGACGTACTTCTCGACGTCCGATTCCCACTGGGGAGGATTCGGGATGCCGAGGATTTCTTCGATGCGAAGAGTGGGTATGATCGGAGGAACATCCCAGAGCTGGTTGATGACAAGACGAACATCGTCCGGCACATCGAGGTTCATCGAATACAGCTGGTTGTTCGGCACCAACGTAATGACCACGCTGGTAACTTCTTGAAGAACTCCACCCGAACGGGTAACGCGCAGGGAGATTGCCAGGTCACCAACGAACCCAGCAGCTTCGACATGGCGACCGACGATGGGAGCGATGTGTTCGGTGATGAGTTCAGGCATCTCTTCTTTCGAGAAGCCGGCAAAGCCGAGGGAATGCAGTTCCAGCAGGATGGGATCCCAGATACCATCGTAGTCGATGTCGTTGAGTTTCATACGTAATCCTTATTGATGCGGTTTTCTTGTTTGAGTTGCGTGACGATGGCTTCGATTTCTTTCGGCACCGTCAGTTTAACGGTTCCATCGAACTTCCATTTCGAGATGCCAACATGAAAGTCGTTAGATATTTCGAAGGTGAGCTTACCCTTGTACATGGTCTTCCATGACAAGTTCAGCTTCTCGATGTTGTTGTCCAACTCAGTAAAACGAATTGCCATGCCGGACACGTCTTCGTACTTATGGTAGAGCTCCAGTTTGCGAATGAGCTTCGCATAAAGGTCTTCTACTGCATCGAGGGTAAAACGCAAACGGTCATCGTTGAGCCGTTCGGTCAATACCATCGGAATGTCGTTACTCGTGCGAACACGAGTCATAAAGAAGCCGCATGCGGCGATGATAGCCAGCACGATGCCAAATGAGATCGCGATTTGCATTTGGAATAAGATCTCCTGATTAATTTGTGTATGGTCGGGTATGTTTGGGTTAGTAAGGACGGTGTGCTTGACCTTTCCTACGAAGGCGGTGCTCAATTTCGAGTTGCTCCTTACGATGAGGAATGAAGAAGTTAAGGACCTTCCCGATCGTTCGGAAAGTCCAGTATGTCATGGCGGCCAGAATGACCAACATGCACAATGCGAAGATGACTTTGAACATAGGGTTCCTTTACAAGTGGTTGAGGATCCTGTCAATTTCCTTATTGGTTTTCTTGTCTGCCTTTTCCCAGGAATAGAATATCCATGCCATGCCTCCAATAAAGAGAAGCATGACAATAGAAATCGAGACAAACAGAAAAATCTGAGCGGCGCTTGACATTAGTGAAAGAGCATAGAAACGAGGGGGCGGTCGACGTATCCCAAAAGTGCCGACAGATATTTGACTTTGTGAGTACGCCAGTTGTAGTATTGAACCGGGTTATTTGCACGAGTCGAAAGGTAGTCGTGATGAACATCAATCACAGTGATGTTCGGATACTCACGTGGATATGGAAAAGCTACCACGTCGCGATACTTGTGAGTCCATTTCTGTTGGAAGTAATCGAAACCACCTCCGCTGGGATAAGTACCAGTCCAGCCATAAAGACTGATAGGCGCCAGAATCTTTGGTTCTTTGAAATCGACACGACGCGAATCTGCACTCTCCCAACCATTTGGAAAAAGACGATTCAGGTTCGTGTCAAAGATACGGCGACGACGGTCACCATCGTCGTTAAAGCATTTGGCGCCTTCGAAGGATACTCGGATGAAAGGCGCCTTCGAGACCCACTTATTGAGCTCTGGTGCAAAGCTGTCGATGACGTACTCGCATCCATATATGTCGTGCATGGGAGTTCTGAGAAGGTCGTTCGTCAGACCGATCGATTCCCGGAAAGAGACCATCATTCCTTCCGCATCGATCTCGCCGCTGACAGGCCAGATAATCTTGGAAGGATCCAGTTTTCCTTCTTCGACAAGCCCATGTACCATGTTCAGCATGAAATTCGTTTTACCTTCGGATCTCATGCCGCTCATTGCTGAGAAAGCAATGAGTTCTCCACGACGAAATCCGCCTTGGTTAATTATGGATGCCAGGTTTTTGGGATCACCCATTGCTTTTTCTGAATCCTGTTTGGTGATGTCAAATGCATTGCCGATATTGATCTTTTGGTCAGGCACGTAAATCTCCATTGTTAGGGGTATTCCCTAGCATGATATATGTCTGTAGGTATTTACAGTTGACGATGTTATGCCATCAATAAACACAAATAACCGGTTAGAGCTATGCTTAATCTTACTAAGTACAAAGCATCCTTGTCCGGCCTCACGCAATGGGCTAGACAGGGATTCGCTGATCAGGGAGATAAAAATCTAGATCTCCTGAATACCAAAGCAAACATGACCACTGGTCGATTTGTGGCATCTCAGGAAGAACTAGATCAAACGAAAAACTCTCCGCCCAATCAGGGCGACATATTCAATAGCTGGTATCGATATAGTCACCAAGTGGGCAACGAAGCCCAGCCTGCGCTCCCAGATGAAACTCTTACCTGGACATACAGTTCGGTAACTGATGTAATTCAAAATACCACTAACTCCTCCTCGTCGATCGGGATTGTATCGCCAGGAAAATACGACCAATACCTACTGGATGCGAAGTTGTCATCGACTCATGGCGATGATGACACGATCGGTCTAGTACTAGCCTGGTACGTAGATCCGCTTACTAAAAGAGAACACACGCTTACGTTGGTGCGTAGTCCGGGCGGAAGCGGGCAAGGTAACTTATACGCCATTTGGTACAATCACTTGCGTACTGATCGAGTTCTTATTGCGAACATGGGTCCGTTGGTTACGTGGGGAAATGGTGCCAATGGAGGACTGTCTTTGACAGAAGCTGGTTGGGTAAGTAATACGCCAGGATGGGGAACCACTCCTACTTATTGGAGCAATACTGGCGGCACTCGACTAAAAGCGGTTCGTAATGGAGACGTCTTTACTGTCACTACGAGTCAGTGGGCATCGTCCGATACACTTGACCCAACTACCGAATTCGAATTGGATTTGAAAACAAATCCTTTATTGGAAAAGTTCAGGGGTCCGTGCTCTTACGGCTTCATGACCCAGTCGCAAGCAAACTCGCGCTGGTCTATTCTGAACTTTACCAACCCCCAAGAATACATCTATGACTTGAAAAATGATCAGGTCTGGGAATACGTCGACGATGTCTGGGTTATTAAGGCTGGAGCAAGCATCGACGACATAAAGCCGCGTCGATTGCTCTACAATCCGACCACCAAGAAAATGTTCTACTTCCACGATCGTGGTTCCATCGTGCGAGTTAGCACATCTAACATCTAAGGTCTAGACATGAATTTGACGAAAATGAAAAAGTCCTATACCGATCTGATGACTTGGATCCGTAAAGGATTTGCCGATTCTGAATCGAATATGTCATCATTACTCGATGACAAAGCGAACACGAAGACTGGTCGGTTCGTAGCCAACCAGACAGAGTTTGATCTGACCAAGAATTCCCCTCCTAACCAGGGAGAAGTGTTCAATAGCTGGTACCGGTTCAGTCATGCAAGAACGACTGAAGCTCAACCTGCCAATGCTGCTGAACTTGGTACTTGGACATACGACTCTGCTCAAGACACTATCCGAAACACTACCAACTCTGGTACGTACATCGGTGTAGTTTCGCAGAGTAAGTATGATCGGTATTTGCTAGACGTGCTTCTAGATTCTACCGATGCTGACGACGATACGATTTCCGTAGTTCTTGCTTGGTATGTAGATCCGCTCACCAAACGCGAATACACTCTTAGTGTTCTGCGTTCTCCTGGCGGCAACGGCATTGCTGCACTTTACTCGGTCATTTATAACTACTCCCGTAGTGACTCCAAGATGATCCTTAACGGAAACACGACCGTTAAGTGGGGTAATGGTCAGCCTGGTTCCATGACGATCGATGAAGCTGGTTTCCAGCAGAACATCTGGAACTGGAACAAGATGGAGACTAACTACGGTGCTCCTGGTGCAAGACTTCGAATCGTTCGAGAAGGCGACCTCATTAGCATACAAACTACGCAATGGGGAACACCGGATACCATCGATCCTACTACGCTTCTCACTATCGATTTGACAAGCGACCCCCTGCTTGCCAAATTCCGAGGAGAGCGTTCCTATGGATTCTCTGCTCAATCCCAGGCTTTTTCTTCCTGGCGAGTGGATAATTTCACTAACCCTAAAGACCGCATCTACAACCTGAAAGACAATCAGGTTTTCGAATACGTGGATGATGTATGGGTTCAGGTTCCTGGTGAGACGATTGACTCGTTGGGTAGTCGGCAAATGCTTTACAACCCGATTACCAACAAGATGTTCTATATGCACGATCCTGGTTCGATCGTACGTATGGACACCACCGATCTTTGACGGCATAAAGCCTACTAGTCCCGAAAGGGACTAGTAGGACTATGCACGATTAGTACAGACCGTCGGTATCGAACGTCTTACCTTCGTCGTCGCGTTCAACCGCGTTGACGAGATACTGCGTGGAAGGTGCTTCTTGCGGAGACGGTTGCAGTGCAGCCAGGCTCACGCGATCGGCCATGTACGGCAAGGGCAATTCCGTAACCTTCGGGAATTTGACATCGTTGACGATGTCAAACATGTTTGCCGGAAAAGCGGCCGAGTAATAGACCCATGCCTTCAGATCGTCAGGACCGAAACCGGGGTTTTCGTGACCGTCAGCGTGCATCACATCGACCCAATTCGTTTCCTGTTCGACTGCTTCGTTCAACATCGTGATAATGATGTCACGATTGTTCTTGAACGCTTCAGCGCCACGATCGGTTTGGACCAGACGAGTCAAAGTCTCACGACCGAACGGGACGTGGATTTCGAATTCGTCTTGAGCGATACGTTGTACTGCGTCACCAATCGGAATGAACGTGTTGGTTGAACAGATACCGAACGTCACACCGAACGATGCCGAGAACTGCACACGTTCCATGATCAACAGAGCGACGAGATACAGGAAGATATCGTCGTAGATCAGGTACTGTTCACGCGGTGTGAGCGGATACAGCTTCGGCGCCAGCTGGAACAGCGCCCAGCGGTGAGCACTGATTGCAGCACGTTCGAAGACAGCAGCAACCACCACCAGACGCTGCAGAGCTTCCTTGTCTGCCAGCACATCTGCCATGACCTTCAGCGGTTCTTCGAAAGACTGCTGAACGATCTTGGCATACGTCAATGCATGGATCGATTCATTGTCGGCAATGCGCTGATAACCAGTCCAGACCTCGGACGAGGAGACAACAGAGCCCAGAATGACCGCCAGGGTATTGGCAGCAGTCGAATCGGTTTCCCATTGCCAGGCGATCGTGCGGATCATGTCCTTGGCAACCAGCGGGTCAACCTTCTTGAATTCGACAGCGCACATCTCGAACCGGAATTCTTTCTCGGTCCAATCTTGCACGCGCAGCTGCTCGTAGAGCTTGGTGTGGACAGGGTACTGACTCGTGATCGAATCGGTCAGGCCTCGAGGCTTGCCCAGAATGATTGGAGTGCGTTCGTGGTCAGCCAGTACCGAATTGAAAATCGCTTGGTTAATGTTCGTCATAATTTCGAATTTAGGCTATAAGGGTCAGGGTGGAAGGAGACTAATAGCCTCCCTCCATTCCTAACGGGTTCTTACACAGAACACCCTGCGCAATCTGCACGTTCGTCCGATCCGCCCATTTCGGCCATCAGACGAGCAGCGAGTTGCTCGGGAGTTTCTTTTTCGGTGCTCGTACCGAAGATACTTTCGGTCGGCAGTTTGCTGTTGGTGTCGTCAACCGGCATCTTCGTATTGAAGTAGTACACGGTCTTCACACCCTTCTTGGTACGATCGAGTTCCGCTTCCAAGAGTTCGGTCGAAGTCAAGAGCTTCATTGCGGCTTGCTTGATTTCGTCCTTGGTCTTGCCTTCGGTATCGGTCGTAGTCATACGACGGTTGAAGTCGACGAACGCGTCTGCCGAGATTGCCTGGTCGTTCCAGATCTGGAATACGGCGTACCAGGAGTTCATGTCCGTCAAGCTCAGGTCATAAACAGACTGGTAGAAGTACGTCGAATCGTCTCCATAAGGAGCCGCCCAGCGCATTTGGCTCTCGCCATCGGTCTTGAGCAGCACCAGCTCACGAATCGGATAGATACTGTTCGTAGCCGCCAGTGCCTTGGACGAAGATTCGCCAGGCATGTACGCGCAGATCACCGTATGTCCAAGACCGCCATTGGCGATGATTTCCAGCTTCTTGGCAGCCCAGTCGTAGGCGTATTCGAAGTTGGCCAGCGTGAAGGCATACGGCTTGGCGTTTTCATGCGGCAACCAACCATCAGGACGCTTGGAGCGTTCCATCCAGTCAGGGATGCCACGTTCCTTGGACAGTTGCAGCGATGCATTGACCAAGTGCCAGTAATGACGTTCGGCGATACGGAAGCCTTCCTTCAGACCTTCTTCCGAGTTGTACTTCAGGCGACGACGTGCCATGTGGGTAGCGACACCCATCAGGCCGACAGCTGCGTTCATGCGCTTTTTCGCAGTCACGCCGATGTGGGGCAGGATGTATTCGCTTTCCAGGATGCAGTAGTCGACCAAACGCAACGAGTAATACGTCGCATCAGCGTAGACTTCTTCGCTGAGTTCTTCTGTCAGGTTGATTGCAGCCAGGTTGCACAGGGCGACTTCGGGCTCGTACTTGACCTTGATGATTTCTTCCACGGTCACCGTATCGGTGTAGTGGGTGAAAGTCATACCGACTTGCAGGTCTTGTGCCGAGATGCGGGTCTTGCGATGGTTCAGCGGCTTGACCACTTGCGAGGCATGCAGCTTGTATTGCGAGACTTCGCCTTCGGCAGTACGGCCGACGAAGTGAATGAAACCAACCAGCGTCGTGGAGTACAGATCGCGCATGGCGTCCGGACCTTCGTAGGCACGAGTATGTTCGGAGATTTCCATGCACAGGTTCGAGCTGTGGATCGGATCGATGAACGGCGTGTTGCGGTTCATTTCATCGATATTGGCACGATAGATCGTACCGGTACTGGCCCATTGCGTCATTGCGTACAACAGCAGGTCACGAGCATCGAACCAGGTCTTGACGAACTTATCGTCCGCTTCGTATTTCTTGTAGATCGTGATGAATTCTTGCAGGTCATCGCCGTAGAACGCCTTGTGAAGATCCGGCGCCGTGTTGATGTTCCAGCAGAAAGCTTTCTTGTTTTGTGCGGCCAAGGCGAGGAAGTAACCGTTTTGCAGGAAAGCATAGTGCGCTTCACGGTTGCTCTTTTCGCCAGCGGCACGAGTATCACGAAGGCCGGCGATGACGCGAGCTTCGGGATCGAACGATTCGAAGAACAGGTTCAGTGCGCCACCGCGCCCGCCCTGAATGTTGGCACGAGCATGTTTGCCCGAGGCGCCGTAGTACGGCAACTTGCCGCGGTGAAGGAAACGACCCTTCTGGACGGGTTCGCCGATCGAACGCGTCATGGTGTTTCGGCCCAGACCAGCAGATTGCGTGGTCATCATGTATTCGATGTGATCGGCAGCAGCCAAGCTGAAACGATCATCGGTCGAAGTCATCAGGCAGCACGAAGCATAGCCGCGATGGAAGGAGCCGAGGTTGTTGTAGTTCGGAGTCGGCGAAGACAGGATCTTGTTCGACTTGTGGCGATACATGCGGATGACGTGTTCCAGGCGCGTACGGCTTTCGTAAGGCGTGATAGCATCGCAGTCCTGGATGGTCGTCGCGAGACGATCCTGAGGCGTTTTGGGCAGCTTCTCGAAGACCGTCATGGCCATCCGCATATACGTGAACTGCTGCGTCTCGTATTCGGTGTCCGTATGGACGGTGCGCATTGCGTATTTGTTTCGGAATTGCTCGTGCGCGAAATGCGGAGTCTGAAGATCCAGGTCATGATTGATGACTTGTTCCAGGACTTCCAGTTCTTCGTCGGAATATCCCAGGTCACGCATCAGGCCCAGTTCGTTCAGATCTTTCTGAACTTTCTTGATGGTCGGCATGGTCTTGGAACCGAACACCTCGTTCTTGATGAGGGTAGCGGTCAGAGCACCGGCCAGCAGGTAATGCGACCAAGAGCCACCGGCGACGAGCTCGTCGATGAGCGCTTGTTGGAGTTGGATACTGGTGACTTCTTCGGGCAGCTTCTTGACCACCGACAAAGCGATGGTGGACCATTGAGCTGCACTGATCTTTGAGCCAGTCGCTTTACGGACCCAGGCATTAAGCTTGGCTCCGTTGAACGGTTCTCGGGAACCGTCAAGTTTGACTACGGTTTGAATCATGTCGATATCCAGGGATTAATAACTGCGAGGTTACTGCGCTGCGGGGGTAGCAGGCATGCGGGAAGCGAGGATACCGGAGAGGATGGAAGTGTTCCAACCAGCGGTCCAAACGCCGTCGTTGTTGATGATAGGAAGCTGTCGCAGATCCGAAGGAATCTCTGCGCGCTTCTCCGGATGGAGCGCCAGGTCGACAGGCACGAATTCGATGCCTTGTTTGTCGAAAATCTGCTTTGCCATGGTGCATTGCGAGCAACCAGGGGCGCTGAATACGGTGAGAGTGCTCATTTTCTTATACTCCGTTGATACTGCTTCAGTTAATGGGGAAGGGGACTAAAATTTAACAATCTGAAATTTGAGCCGCATAGGCTACGCACACCCAGACGACACTTTTTGTGCGTCCGGAAGTGCTTGAGGTGGTGCTATGTTTGTGGCTTCCAAATCATTAGACAAAGAAAAAATGACATGTTCCAAAGTCCCTGTAAAGTACCAGGAACATGTCAAATTTCACTTAGCCGTGAGTCCCATTCGAACTCTGATGACACTCAATTCAGAGACTCCATCGAGCTTGGTTCGGAGTATTTCCATGCGTTCCTCTTCTTCGAGCATATTCCGATCTTTCTTTTTTCTTTGATCGGTAGCGTACTCGTTTATGCTGAACGCAATGTTGTAATTGGTTTCATGTTTACCGCGTAGTTTTACTTGAAAGCTGCGATGAAACAACTGATTGATGACGCGAAGCGCTGTTAACATTTCTTCGTCATTTTGATTTAGATGTAAGATGGAGTAACCATCCAGTTCTATCTTTCCATACTTACGGAATTTCCGCACGATGGAATCTCGGTCTCTATTAAAACAGGACCAGAAATCACTCAATATCAAATCAACCAGGTGCTTGACCGAGTCAGATATGGGTCCTTGCTCAATGAGGCACTGCGAAAAGACATATCGGTTAGTCTTTCGGTTGAAGATGTTCAGAATCTGTCTTTCTGAGCACAGGTTCATGAAACAGTCGTACAGGGCCTTAAGACAGACCAATCCTACCAGTGCTGTGAAAGTGTTAAGGAAGGGAGTGTCCATGATTTTGACAAAGAAAAAAGAGGGTGAAAAGAATCAGGACTAGAGGCGTTAGCCTCTAGTCCATCATCCGGTTATGTGCTTACACGATGACGCGGGCCAGCAGAGCGTTTTCGCCCAGATAGCCACGCGACAATTCGATCACACGACGGTCGCGAGTAGCGACCAGGAAACGCTTGGCCGGACCGGCTTCCTTGATGACCGTATTTGCCAGGTCATAGAAGAACGGCACGTTTTCCGACAACAGCTGACTTGCCACATCCGGGATCATGTCCAGGTTCAGGTTCGCAGCACCTTCGTTGATGTAGACCAACTTGGTCTCCACGCCGTAGGTACGGCTGGTCAGCGCCGGAGATTCGCCCATGCCGATGAGCTTTTCAGCCCACAGGTCAGCGGTCGCATCCGTGTGGAACGCGATCTTCAGTTCGGTCATGATGTTTTCGGCCAGCAGATCAGCATACGCTTGACCGAATTCATTGGTCAGGTATTCGATCATGTCGGCGTAGCTGTCGACGAACGAAGTCATGCCAACGTTCGGCACGGACAGGTTCTGGCGAACAACACGCATCACTTCCGCGGCCATGCGACGATCGATGAACATGTACGTGGCATGCGTCATGTTGCGAACACCATCACGCATCTTCTTGACGATGTCGGCCGGAGTCGTTGCCTTGAGGATCGAATCGACCACCAGTGCATCGGCTGCCGGCAGAATCAGCGTTGCCGTTTGCAGGGCCTGTGCCGTTGCGAGTTCGACGGCTTGTTCCTTGCCGCCGGTGCTGGTCCGGTTGTCTTCTTCTTGCATCACACGCAATGCTTCGAGTTGGACGAACAGATCGTCGTAGGACGATGCGACCAGGCGAACGTTCTGATCGACATCCAGACGACGCTTGGCATTGACCAGCTGAGCCACACCTTCGACGACGGCCGGCACTTCGATGTTTTCGTTTTCCAGAGCAGCCTTGAGCTCTTCTTCGCGATCGAAGGGCTTGGTGATGAAACGATTGGCGTTCTTCGGCGAAGTTCCGAATGCCAGGCTGGCGTGGTCGTCGTAGTTCACGGGAGGATCGATGTCGGTGATGTGGGAACGGGTGACCTGGAAGCCATCGGCCGAATTCTCAGCCAGGGTGATGACCCAGTTCAGTTCTTGGTGACGGTTGATTGCCAGCGGATGCGGGCATGCTTGAGAAGGTGCCCAGAACGTTTCATGGTCGCGGGCGGTCATTGCCAGTTCGGTCTTGTTGGTCACAGAGATTTCCTTATCAGGTGCGGCATTTGCCGATTCGGTTTGACGCTCTTCACGAGCACCAGGCATATGGGGAGTAGCGCGATCGCTGGACTTGTCGCGCCGACGATCATCGAAACGATCGCTGCCGCGGTCATTCGATTCTTCACGGCCGAGACGACGATCTTCGATTTCGTCACGAGGATCCGTACGATCGCTCTCGTCTTCACGATTGGAGAAACGGTCAGCAGGCTCACCACGACGCGATCCACGAATGGCGCCACGATTCGATTCGTAGCGTCGGTTCGACGAACCATTGTCGCGATTGGTGAAACGATCGCTACCGCGACCACCACGATCGTCACGGTCACGACCACGACTACCACGACCATTGCCACGACCACGTTCGCGCATCATGTCCACGAGACTGTCGTAGACACGAGCTGCTTCTTCGATCGCGCGTTCTTCACGACGTTCGATCAGATCCGGATAATCCATCGCGACGTTGGCAGTGGACATGCCGACAATCTTGTCCAGTTGATCCATCGCTTCGCGCAGATCACGAGAACGACCATCGGTCAGCTCGTAGTCCAGGAAGAAACCAGCCAGTTCGACCAACTTCTCGAACTCTTTGTTTTCGTAGCCGTTTTCCGACATCATGTTGAAGTAGAACGTACGAAGAGGAGTCTTCTCCGCTACTTCTTGGATGAGGTCGATGAGGTTTGCCACCAAGTCTTTCATGATGTCATCGACTTGGCGGATGGGATGCTGAGGCATGCGCGGCAGATCACGATCGTTGATCCGACGCAGGTCCAGCATGTTGCGTTCATTGATACGGGAATCGCTAAAAGGGAGTCGTGCCATTGTGCTATTTACCTATTGAGAAATTTGCGTTGAGTACGTTCTGTAACTTCTGCGAACTCTGGGTTTTCTGTGGTAATAAAACTATCTGTCAGATGCGCCCATGGGTTAGCCCGCGTCCGTCCAGTCGGACTCTTTTTCTGGATGTTAAGGAATCCACCAATCTGGGGAACGGATGCATCCGGTGCTTTCGTGGCATCGGCATTTCCATCACGTCTTCCATTCTTGGAGGTTTGTGGTACGAGCAGCGTCGTGAGCTTCGACACCATGTTGTCGCCTGGGATGGCAATCGAGGAAACCCCCGGACGGCCATTGGTGATTTTAAAGATATTTCCAGGTTTCAACCGTTTCTTGAAGATCTCCTCGATCGTGCGTTCTGTGAGCGGACGTTTCGGATCGGTGAGACTGCGACGATACGCCGTGTGAATGGCGAAGTTCGTCTGCACAATGCTGTACGTGATGTCATACAGCAGGTAATTCAGGATCGACATTTCCTTGCCGAACATGGACGGGATGCGATGCGCCTCGTTCATGGTCCACTTGGTAAAGTTTTCCATCACATGCACGAAGAAGTCATACGTCGACTCTACGTGAATGCCAATGGATTCCAACTTTTGCTGCGTGATCAGATCCATGTACTGATCGACACTCTTGAAGTGGTTTTTGATCTTTTGCGCCAAATCACCTTCATTCATGTCTCCGGTCCACAAAATGTGGCCCATCAGTACTTGCCACAACCACGTGGAATCCAGTTCGTTAAGAACCATACGCTTAGGGAAGTGATCGACCAGATAGAACAGGCTACCGATCATATTCTCTACGTTATTATTCCACTGACTGCGACGTACTGCTACTTGGAGCTTGGGTTTTACGTAGTCCAGACGCGGATTGTTTTCCGGCCTGACCCCACGAGACTCGCACACCACCCATTCATCGATCGGGTGAGTCTGGTCAGTGAATTCTCCATCACTGAATTCAGGTACGAAACCCAGATACTTTTTGAAAGTATCGCGCACGCCAAACTTGCAGAACAAGTAATGAGGCATGCAGGTAACCGCTTTGATCGTCGGCGTAAGCTTACGCATATCTTCGGTCTTGTTGTAAATCATCGACCATACCACTTTGGTAGATCGAGTTTCATTATCGACCATGAAGTCATAACGCTGACGTCTGAAGATCAGCTTGATGCAGAGCAGCTGTGCGAACACATTGTTCTCATCGGGACTGATCACGATGTCTTGCAGAATCGGACTAATAGCAAACCGACTGCCAGCCATCGTCATAAGGCCACCGGGTTCGCAATACGGAATATACATGTATCGCGGAGCCATGTCCTTGCCGTTGAACTTGAAATAGAACTTTGCCAACCGAACGGTAGTTGGCGCAAGATCGAATGCGAACTTGGGAGCACGCTTGATCTTGGTTTCAATACGCTTAGGCGTACGAGTGGGAGTGCGCTTACGAGCACCTTCACGATACTCTTCGACCGGCGAGCAATACTCGCTTTTGACATAAACCAATCCCGGAGGAAATTCCCGGTTGATCGATTCCCAGACTTGGTCTACCAGCTTGAGTGAGTGAGGTACATGGGCTGTGGCGATCCCTTTTGCGATGATGGGGTTAAATCCCGGTACGTGATTTTTCCGCATCTCGGCGAATGTTTCATCCACATCTAACTCCATTATTGGTATTAATTAATGAGCTTCCAAAGAAACGCACCAATCCCGATCGCGGCTGTCAGGAGTGGTCCAACTAACTTTAGAGACTCTGTGAAATTCTTCCTGCCGCTAGAAGATCTCTCGAGTACATCTGTGTCATAAGCTCTTTGACGTTTCAACTCGTTTTCGAATATCGTCGTCTTCAAACTAACGGACTCAGACTCAAGCTTATTCTTGATGCTGGTTTCTTCATAAGTGACTGTCCTCTTTAGGGACTCTTCCTTATGTCGATGTTCCTGCTCGCGTCGATCCATGTCCTGCTTATGGTTCTCTGCACGAATAAGTCGATCTTGCTCTTTGCCACGAATGTCTAAGAGCTTTTCCTCAATGGGCGACCCTCTTACATCGTCGATCCGGTTGTGTACAAAATCCAAACCGTCGATGTCTTCCACTGCGTAGTACTCAAACTGTTTGCCGGAGGTCTGATCTACACAGTTATAGGAATCGCTACTAAAAATATACAGCCCATCTCGGTAAGCGGCCAGTTTTGTAGGAGTTACATGCAACCACCGACTGCCTAACCGAACGTATTTCGGAGTGAGCTTCTGTGCGTTATCTATTAAGAAACAATATACACCTGCTGCTTCTGGAACGACATTTCCTAAACGTAGTGCCTGCGCTTCCTCCGAATGAGGGTGAAGTGGAGGTACTTCGTCTAGACTCAAAAGAACATTTACGCTCGGTAGGAATAGATTGTTGTTATTCTCCTTTAAGTGCTGGATCTTAATTCGAATGTCTTGCGTTAGTGTGATAGCGGGTGGGGCGCTAACACCTCGATCATTTCTCGACGTAGCTAGAAACTTTTCTCGGAACGCCTCGTAGCCAGGCCCTCCTTTCTTCTCGTTCCTCGAGAAGTGTCTTCTAAGTTCTAGTACTACACCTGAGCTCAGATAAGTCTTAACTCTTATCAGAACGTGATCGTCGTACTGTCTTCCTGCTGGTAGTAGAAAGGGAACATTATCAATCCCAATCTTGGTCACGTCATGCCCCGACTTGTTATAGAAGGAATATTCATGACTCAACCCCACCAGTCCTTCGTCTCTTTCCTCGTTGACAGGGTTGCAATAGCGCCCCTGTTCCGCACTCACGGATATTTCTGAGAGAGCGTGCTCCCAGATTGCTCCGTGTTCCAGACTGTCTTCGAACAGCTTGGAGTCATTGAACGACATGGCCTCAAGTCCTGGTTACTATTTTACTTCTGTGCAGATTAAATTAGTAGAGTAATTGAATAGATTAATGGGGGTACTATCCTCTCAATGATATATTCCTGAAATATCTTACATTCAAATGCATGCGGCATAAGCCTCCTACTCTCCCTTTCGGGAGAGTAGGAGATCTATACCTAGCTGTCGGTTTCGTCAGCGGTCCCTATTCCATCTCGAAGGATGGTCTTCAGGCAGCCTGACGATGAGAACCCTAACCGGGGTAAGGATTCAAACCGTCAAGCTGTCGCTCCGCGAAGAAACTGGCGAGCTACGCCGCTTCCTTCGTGTGCAGCGGATTGTCTTCCGACGAACCCGGAGCGCCTTCGGCCTGGCCAACCACCAGGTCACCGCCAACTTGCAGCGTGGCCTTGCGGGTCAGGGCTTCCTTCAGGTTCTTCACGTAGATGACGCCCAGGATGGGGGTCAGCCAGATGTGACGGAAGGACGGGTGAACGATCAGTTCACGCGAGTGCGAGGAACGGCTCAGGTTCAGCGCGGCGACGACTTCCGGCTTGTTCAGCATCATGCCGTGGTTCAGCGGATGCGGAACGCCAGGCTGGCTGGTCGGGAAGTTGAAGGCGATGAAGATCATGTCGCGAATGCGCTTGTCCGGGGACATGGCTTTCGCGTACGTGAAGTCCGGGCCGACCGTGCGGGTATCACCCACGACGTTGACGTACTGGGCAGTTGCCAAGTCCGTACCGATGATGACCTTCGGCAGGGGAGCCTCGGTACCTTCGAACAGGTTGGCAGCAGCTTGCCAGTTCGACAGCTGCCACAGCTTGTACGAAACGATCTTGGTCGTGTCCGTGATCAGGCTGGTGATGTCGGCGTAGCGTTCGTGCTGAGCGACCGTTTGCGGGATGACCAGCAGGTCCAGTTCGACTTCGTCCAGGGTCGGTTCGACCAGGTAGGACGAGATGCCCAGGAATTCCGGCTGACGTGCGATGTAGTCGTTGCGCTTCTGGTAGCCGCGCAGCGTTTGCACTTCGCCCAGCAGGGTGGTCACGGCTTCGTTCGACTGACGGACCTTGCACAGGTACGACAGAGCGGCAGCGTGCAGCGCATCTTGCGAGTCGCCGTTGGTGATCGGACGTTGCACCGACAGGGGCGAACCCAGCTTCACGCCGTAGGACATACGGAACGTGTTGAAGTCCACCAGCTGGCCGAGTTCACGCAGGTTCGAGTTGACCTTGCGAGCATCGACTTCGAAGGCGATGACTTCGGCGCCCTTGAAGACGTTGACCAGAGCAGCGTTGGCCGGATCCTTCAGCGTCAGCGATTCGCCAGCCGCGTTGCGGATGGTGTTCAGCTGAACCTTGGACGGCGTGACTTCGATGGCCGAGTCTTGCAGGTTCACGTCACCGCGGATCGACAGCGACAGGAATGCCGTGTTGGCGGTCGGGCCTTGGAAGGCGGTCAGCAGCGTCGACGTGGCTTGGTTGTGCAACGCGGTGTTCTTGCCGATCTGGACGTTGTCCGTCGTGAAGTTCAGCTGCATCGTGCGGGTCAGACCCTGCGGAGCTTGCAGGAACTGGATCATGCCCATGCCTTCGGCTTCGACGCGAACGACTTCCTTGGTGGCGCCGTCAGCGCTTTGGAAAGCGATGTAGAAGGCCTTCAGGAGGACGTTGGTGTCCAGCGCGTCGGTTTGGTCCAGAGCACCCTTGGCGATCATGGCGTCCGTTTGCGAAACGCGGAACAGCGAGGTGCGGATGCCGACAGCCAGCGGAGCCGTGTTCACGGGACCGTTTTCGGTGTCGATGACGCGCGGGGCGACCAGGTTGGTGTCCACGAACGAATCAGCCGTTTCGGCACGGTACACCGGCACGATCAGCAGCATGTTGTTCTTGAGGATCGTGTGATCGATTTCCGCGTTCACGATGTTGCGACGATGGAAGTCGGTCAGGACGTTTTCCATGTCGTAGCGCACTTCGTCGTACACGCCGATCAACGGGATTTCCATCGACAGGGCGTATTCGTCCGGAGCCAGGTTCACGGTACCGAAGAACAGTTCAGCGAAGCTGTTCTGCGTGGAAGTGGCCAGGGCGTAAGCCGCGGTCAGCTTCATGATGTCTTCGTTCGGCTTCGTGTCGTACGACTCGACGGTGGCCTTGCCCAGCTTGCTGGGGTCGATGCCGCCGCTGTCGGGCGAGAAGACGTCGTTCCAGGCCTTGGTCACGCCGGCTTGCTTGTTGCCCTGACGGGTCAGGTGAGCACGCGGGTTCATGGCCGATGCCAGTGCGTAGCCGACGGCTTGCATGGCATGCTGGTGGGTGTGCGACTGCATGTCAGCTTCGAGCTGACCGTCTTGGCCGCGCTTGGCGCCGATCATCGACAGAACCTTGCTGCCGCGAGCGAAGTTCGTGCAGCTGTCGATCAGGTCTTGCATCGTGCCTTCGACCTGGGTACGCAGAGCCGACGATTCGAACGACTCGGTCGAGATCATGGCGGCCGACAGTTGACCGTTTTCGGAATGGTCCTTCAGCTTGCCGTCGGCCCAGGCGTTTTGAGCCATGGCGATGGCAGCAGCGGCCAGGTTGACCTGCGCGTGGTCAACGGCGCGCGGATTGAATTTGGACATGATTGCCTCTACAGAAATTTTTCGTGATGAAAAGGGAAAGACAGAAGAACGAGAAAATGCTTACGTAAGCAGATTGGTGTTCGGTATATCACCAAACAATTGTGTTTTTTATTTGCCCAGCGATTCGAGTTCAGTCAAATACAAACTGAACCAGTCCGATTGCGCAACTTTCGACTTGTCATAAAACGCTTCGAGCTTTCCCAAAACCGAGCGAAGGATGGCGAGTCGCAACTCTTTTCGTTTTTTAGAAACGTGTTGTCCCATGATTCCAGGCTTGACTGACAGGATGATCAGTTGCTTGGAAACGGAATAAACGCTATAGCATTGGGAAATGTCCGTGAGAACATCGCCCGCCGACTCAAGCTCTGCATAGATGAGGTCTTGGCAGAGTTGAGCTGAGAGATTCCCATAAGAATGGTTATTAACCATGCGATTGAGACGTTGCCACGCGTACTCATCCGCATCGTTGAGTTTGACATTGTTGCCACCTTCACCTGGGAAGCACCAGATGTAGCCAGCAGAGCGAGAATACATGCCCTGAATGTTGTTTTCCGGAAGACCCAGAACGCGGTTCAAACCTTCGTCACTGAACTTGTCCAGTGCGACGATCTGATCGTTGTTGAAAATCTGGCGCATCTTCGAGAAGTCCGTGATGTCGTCAAGCTTTCCGTGTTTGGCGATGGTGCGAGTTGCCCAGTCGGGCAGTACGACAATTTGCTCACCAGGATTCACAGCAGTGATCAGCATGATTATTTGTTCCAATGAAGGTGTACTAAAAAATTAGTTTCAAGGCTCTTTATCTGAACCCCGAACACATACTTGCAGGATACCCGAATGACTCCCCAAATGAATCCCCGTCTTCTTCTGATTAAGATCATTACCCTGCTGCACCTGGAGACTCAGGTGGAAGGAGAAGTCACGAAAAGCACCGACCTCGTGGAGAAACTCCTCGAAGGCATCAAATTGCCTGAGGCGGAAGTCGGCCTCATAGTGTCGGAGCGAGACATCATTGGTGGGCTCTACAACATTAGCCGCAAATTGATGGTGGCTGTGGGCGACAATATTCCCACTGCACAAGACCTCTTGACAGAGATCCGGCTGCACTGTGCTACCGAGATTGACATCTACGAAGCATTCAAGGAAGGCATCTCCGGAACTCTGGATGCAGAGACGCTGAAAAAGCGTATCGTCTACCAGCGCCGCGAACTTAAAGCCTTTCTATTTAGCAGTACCGCGATCAAGCAAGTGACCGATGCTGCGTACAAGCTGAAGTTCAAGCCGCACGAAATCGAAGACCAAGATACGTTCCTTCGGGATTTGGCCGCCAGCATTGAATCCTCGATTACCAAGTCCGACAAGAAAGATGCAGCCATCCTGAGCTCCATCGACATGGGTAAGAAAGAGACGGTGGTCGCTGCTGCTTCTCGTGTTCGTGATGAAGATAGTGGCGTCGGTAAGTTGTCGACTCACCTGCAAGGCCTGAACGACATGTGTAATGGCGGCTTTCGTCGTGGTGAGTTCATCATGACTTCGGCACTGCCGCACATGAACAAGACCGGCTTTGGACTGGACGTGTTTGAAGGAGTGGCTCGTTTTAACGAACCCTACCTTTTTGACGTGAAGAAGAAACCGCTTCTGCTTCGTATTTCATTCGAGGACGATGTGGAAATGAACTTCAACCACTTGTTCAAGCACATGTGGGAACGCGAGAACAACGAAATCGCTACCACTGCTGACAAGGATCCGGAAGCCATTGCCGAGTACGTCATGAAGCGTATGACGGAAACCGGCTGGCACGTACACATGCACAAGGTCGATCCTTCCATGTGGACGATCTTTGACGTCTTTGCTTTTGTTCGTGAATTGGAAGCGGACGGTTACGAAGTTGCTATGTGTATGCTTGACTACATGCGCAAGATGCCTACCACGGGCTGCATGCAGGGCGTAGCAGGCTTTGACGTTCGTGACATGGCCCGTCGTAGCCGTAACTTCTTTAACAGCCGTAAAACGACGTTCTACACGCCGCATCAGGTTTCCACTCAAGGTAAGGAAATCTCCCGCATGACGCCTAACGGCTTCGTGAAGATGCTCCCCAACGGCGGCTTCTATGACGGTTGTAAGAGTTTGGACGCTGAGATCGACTTGGAGATCTTCCAGCATATCGAACAGCTGAATGGTCACAAGTATCTGACCCTGCAACGCGGCAAGCACCGCAATGCTCCTCAGATCCCTGAAGACAAGAAGTACATCGTCTATGCCTTTAACGACATCGCCGGTATTCCTCCTGACATTGGTAAGGAGAACACGGTGTTGCGAAAGGTCGGCGGCAAGCGTCAAGGTCAGGAAAGCGAAGAATATTCGTTCATGGACTAATGCATATCCTACTACTCCCAATGGGAGTAGTAGGCTTTATGCTATCTATTTTTGAATCTTCCTTAACTCTTTCTGAGTTAAGAATTTAGCGCGAATGGTCTTCTTTCCGAGTCTCTTTGCTTTAGCTAAGCGATGAAGGCCATCCAATACAACCAATCTATTCTTTCCACTAACTCTTTCTTCCGTTACGATAACAGGAACGGTTAAGTCGGCCTTCAGAATCCGAACCTCATCCGGCTTGGCGTATTCTAACACCCAATCTACTTCATCGATCGAAACGTCGTATGTGGGACTATTTTCGGCTAACGAGATAAGATCGTCTACTAGGTACTTCTTACCCATCGATTCTGCGTACGATTCACTACCTTCTTTGTAAGACATGGCGGCACCTTAGTTGCGTTACATACGAGTTGTATAGGTTTTATGCTATGACATTTAGGATCTTCTAATAGAAGGAAGCATTATGACCATTAGTGTAAAGACCGCGAGTGGTCTTAAGAGAGTATCAAAAGTAGTCACCAAGACTGCCTTGGGTCTAAAAGAGATTTCTGACATATTCGGAAAGTCAGGTAACTCAAAGGTTCGACTGTTCTCATCGTCGCGTTGGAGCGCTGTTAATGAGCTCCCAGCGGGATCTCGAATGCGTTCTGCGGTAGTGGCAGGCAACGACAAGATTTATTTGTACGGCGGAGGCACAATTGCGAGTAATGGAAACGTTACTGGTAACGCCAGTGACCTCTGGACCTACACTCCCAGTACTGGAGCGTGGTTTAAAGTTGAGCCTGGTACTGATCCCAACTACGTCAAGCTTCTGGATCCGTATGCGGTCACGATAGGAGACTATCAGTACTTCATCGGTACCAAGATGACTACCACGGAAACGTGGATCATGAGGGTACGCGATCTTGGAAACAACGCTTTTGAATTTGCAAGCATCATGGTTCCGGGTAGTCCGCTGAGGGCACACGGATGGGCGTTTGCATGGAATGGCGATATCATCACCGCCGGCGCTGGTAACGAAGATTACATGATCAGAATTACCACCGACATGGTGACTGTGTCTACAGAGTCCCTATCCAAGACTGGCGTTTCTACTGATTACCCGGCAGTTGTTCCGTGGCCCGGCTCCAATCAATTCGTCGTCGTAGGTGGTGAGCGTCTGAGTACTGGTGTGCAGGCTGCGGACTGCCGCATGTTGTCGATAACCGGTTCTTCCGAACAGTCTAGCCCTATTCCGGAAAGCATAGCTCAACAGTCCATGGCTTTTGACAATGACCATTTCTATCTCTTTGGCGGCACGCACAAAGATGGTGTTTACACTCCTCGCAAAGCTCTCTGGAAGGCGGACTTCATCAGTCGTTCGTTCGAGGTCGATGATGATTTTCCTGGCGATCCAACAGTACTTTCGGCATCGTGCGTTCTGAATGGCTACTTGTACATCTTTGGTGGTAAGGTTGGTTTGAATACCACCACCAAATGTTGGTCGTACAGGCTGTAAGTCAAAAGAAAAAAGCTACTAGCATATCCAGGATACCCTAATGGGTATCCTGGATAGTTGGTATGTCCTATAGTTGCATACCTAACAGTCTGCCACGAATTTGGCGCGTATGTGCGGTAGAGTCCGTCCTGAACTTATAGACAGGTCTTGTTTCTGATGGATGCCTTATCGCTACATTAGGAGTTCTCCTAAAGCGATGAGGTAAATCAGAAGAATCATTATTGAGATTCGGTTTGGAGGTTAGCTTCTCGAGCCTTTCTAGTTCAGCGTATTCTGAACTAGATCTGAGAATAAACCCACTAGTATGCACTAGCATACGAAGTACCTCCTGCATCGTCGGGGCCTATCCCTAGATGCACACGTTAGTAAGTGTAGTAGCACTTACTAACTAGTCTCACTCATCGAGACCGATGAGCGGAGGCGGAAATCCACCTCACCAAAAATTCCTTCGGGAGTCTTTGGTGAGGCATTTCTTTCTTTATGCCGCATATTTGACAAACATAGACCAATGCCAGGATACCCACATGGGTATCCTGGATATAGGCTTTATGCTTCGATGCCGAATGTCACATACATGATCTTGGAAACAAGACCGCGAATATGCATCTCACCACGCCAGTTAGGCGCAGCGTGATTTGCCGCAAAATACTCGGAGATGTCATCCCATTCGAATACCGTGTACGGAAGGTTCTTAAATGCCACATCGAGAACTTCCGTACCGATGGGCCATGTTCGAACATACAAACGTTCTCCGTAGGAAACCTGAACATCGACATGTTCATTCTCAAACTTAGAATGCTTCTTCAACTCTTTAGATACTTCGGAAGAGAGAAGCTGCGTGTAGATCCGATCGAACATGGCATCGTTGGTTTCGCCACGCCCGCTGACTTGGCCATTCAGAATTGCCAGGATGAACTCATTGCGTTCCAGAACGCCAACCCGCTTTCCAACGAGCTTCTCATCAAAGTCATACAGATCCATCCAATGGTGAAGGTTCTGCTTGATGGAAAGACTTTCGCGACGCTGAACCGTCAGTCCTTTACGGGGACCAAAATCCAGGTTCTCGTAATTGGTCGCCCACTTAACGTGGATGCCGGCCTTATGACCAGCAGACAGATCTGCCTCATCGAAGCTCGCAATGAACCGATCGATGATAATACCACTCCATTTGGTTTCGATCAGTGTTTCATTGAATGACAGCTTGCCAGAGTACTTGGCGCACATTTTTGCCAAGACATCCAGCTCCGATTGCAGGTCGGTGATGTTCTCGTTGACGATCAGGTCCAGTTGGCCGGTCACCAATCGGGTATGGAAAATCGTGATAAGGTTCTTGTCCAGTTTGTCGAATGAATCGCCCGCACTGGAAGTACGATGATTGGCCAGGGCTCGGGCATTGGCCGCAATCTTCCAATTGGAGTAGGTGCTATTGATTTCGCTAGCCTCTACATGAAAAGTGGCTTTGATCGCCGACTGACCACGGAAGGAGGCAAACTCCATCTCATAAGTCACGATGTCCATACCGCCTTCGATCAATTCGAAATTCTTTTTCTTGAAAGAGATCCAGCGCGGTGCTCTGGCGATTACCATCTCGTCGATGAAATGGTAATACAGAGGAGTTCCTTCCCAGAACTCAACTTGCTCCGCCGTGCGGATCTTCACAGCAACAACACTGTATTTGGCCTTGATCGACGTCTCGATGTTCGTGTCGTTTTCGGGCAAAAAGGTAACTGCTTGTTTTGCTTTCGTGGTTTTAAACATGATACTAATCCTTTTTATCTTGGCCCCTCATGGAGGCAGAAGGAAAAGATGGCATAGGAAAACCTCCCACTAACAGCCATCGTCGTTAGTGGGAGGTGACTTACTTAAACCTGAGAGAACATATCAGGCTTAGCATTTTCCGTCTTGAGCGCGAGCTGAACTGCCGCTTTCATGGACGGAATGATCACCGTGTCACGTTGGATCATCACCTGGGTATAGGGAAGGGCCAAATGACGCGGGTACAACTCCAGGAAGCTCGAGAGGGACTGTTCGTACGTATGGCGACCAATGAGGAACTGATTCACCCCGGAAGCATTGGGAAGGAACTTGGGAGTTCCCCACACAACCTTCATATTGACGCCATCGGCAGTGCTGCGGATCTTGGTGATCGTGACCTCATTGCCAAAGAGCGTCCGGTTATTGACGCCCTGATGGTCGATGCGGTGGTTACCGGTAATGTGAGCAAAACGCTTTGCAAGCATCTTCAACGCACGTACTGCACCGTAACCTTTCTGTTCGAACTCCGACAGATCCGACAACACAAACGTACCTCCGACCAATCCACCACCAGCCAGTGCGATAAGGCACTCTTGCAGGTGATAGAGGTCACCCACCGGCTGGTTCTCCTTACTCGAATCGAAGTTTTCACCTTCGATCGGAGCATTCAGAGCGTACTGGTTGAAATCAACAACATTGGCACTGAATGTACCAACATTGCAGTCACGGAACTTAACGCGATAATGCAGCGTATATTCCTGCTGGCTGGTCTCCAACTTCGTGACTTCCGTGCGATCGAAATCGATGGAGATAGAATCCCCACCAATAAACGATATCAGGCAAGTCTGCACAAATAGATGCGGCATCACGTCACTCGTGGGAGTGAGGTGTCGATGCGACGGATCCGTGATGTAAGCCACTACCTGCTCGGGGATGGACTTTTCAGTCCTTGCCAAAACAGGAATATCAATTTGCCCAAAGGCGATTTTGATATCGTGACCAAAGTGCAGACGGTTACCAGTTGCTTTCATGATACTATTTCCTTGTAATGTGCGTATTTGTACGCATAAGGGCGGTGGGTTTAAAACCGACTCTACATGACCACCATTTGTAGAGTCGGGTACTACTTCTTTACTTCTGGCTTTCGCCGATCACGTACTTCGTGAGCGACAATGCTTCGCTCAGTGCTTCGGCACCAGTCTTGGCCTTTTCCGTTCCGGGAACGATCAGGCTGTCCTGGCAGACGCGAACGTTGTGCAATACAGTCACCCGCTCTTTGATGAGGTCGTTGATGTGAGTCGCCACTCCCAAGTAAGCAGCCTTGGGAACCGAATGGTGTTCACCACCCACGCGCATGAGGTCTTGATACTCGTGCATGCTGATATCAAACTTATCGACTTCCTGTTCGATGCCTTCCTTGTCGTTCGAGTACAGCGTGATCACGATGCGATCCGTCTCGGCGGTCAGGTTGACAATGACGGGGTTGCCGTTCAGATCAGGCGCCTTGATCCACGAATAGAGATCAGCCAGGTGACGTTTTGCGATCTTCTCGCGGATCTTCTGGACTTGCAGACTTCCTGCATGAGCCTGTTGATCCAGGAAGTCCCACACTACATCGCGTTCGATGACTTCCACCGGCAGACCTTTGGTGAAGATCCAGTCCGGATAGAGATGGACGAAAGAAGTGAGGTCTTGTTTGACCGTGATGCGACCTTCCGACTTCACGCTGACGGACATGCGACGGCTCTTGCTCAGTTCCTCATCGCCCAGGAGAGGATAGGTCCATACGACATGACTCGGCTTGACGAGAGAGCCGACCGAGTCGTACAACGACAAGCTCACCGAGAACGGACGAATGGTTTCGTATTGCTTGGCTTCGAATTGAGGCCATTCCGAATTGGCGATGGTAAGAATCGGAGTCTGGAGGTATTTCGCCAGACCGACCACTGCACGCTCGAGCAGATCAGGTACGTAATGCTCTTCGTGAGAAACCAATATTTCCAAGCAACCCGTCGCCATCTGGCGCAGGCCGGCATGCAGAAGTTTGGCCACCATCGGTTCGATGGATCGTTCGTTCTGCTGCTTCTGGGCGCTCTCGATGAAGGCATTATCCGCCCCTTTCCAATGGGCGTAGTGGTAGCCGATGATTTCGGAAGAGGGAATCTTGACCATGCCCAGGCAGAGGGCATTCAGGTGCACTGCATAAGTGCGGTAGCGACTTTCCAGACGAACGTCTGCCAGGCAGAATTCGATCACGTCCGTGTTCGCCAGAGTGACAACGACTTCCGCCGGAAGCTTCACGTCCAGGTAACGCTTCGGTTCATGCGACACATACCGGACGCCGAGAGAATCGGTGACCACCGTCTTTTTCAGTTCGGCGGGCAGGAAACCTTCGGTAGCGGAGAGAGAAGTAAACATGGTGTATCCTTACATTTATCGTTACTGAACTTTGTCAGCGATATTTAGAGGGTGGTAGTTTGGTAGAGCTAGCCCCAGGACACTACCAGATCCTGAGACTGACTTACTTAGACGACTTTACAAATGGCGATCGTCATGACTTCTACTGCTCTTTCGTAGTTCGGCAAACGGTACGTACCCAGCTCCGTCGGAATCTCTTCCTTTGGGATCTTGGTTTCCGGAACCATCAGGCGATTGAGGTAGCTCGTCTTCATGACTTCTACCGTCACGTCCCTGCTGCTTCCAACATCGGTCACGTCAGCGCTTATGCCGCGACCATGATCAGTGAAACGGAGATTATTGACACGAATGCCTTTGTCCTTGAGCGCGTTGTCCAAGAGCAACCCCAGCTGGTCCAGATACATTGCACCGATGTGATTCTGAATCGTAGGCATCGTCTTGTACTGGTATTCCTTCATGAAACGATGAATGATCGTGCGTTCCATGACCACGGTCGGAACACCCGCATTGAAGAACTTCTTCGGATACAGTTCCGTGAAGCTGTGCAGGACCTGACGCACGGTCATGTTGGGCATGCTGCACAGACTCGCGAAGAAGGGAGGAGCCTTCTGACGAACCGCCCAGATGACATGATTGTCTGCATTTGCACGCAGACTGATCTTCAGACGAAGCTTGAAGACTTCGTCACCATCATCCATGTCGGAGGTGGTGTTGGCGTCGAAGGAATAGCTGTCCCGGCCAATGTAGGTCGAGAGATACTGCGCCATCTTCTCCAACTCTTTCATGAAGTCGTAGGTCGGCGTCAGGCTTTCATTGGTAGCCAGTTCGGCAGTACCGCTCAACAACGCATCGAACGCGAGTTCAGTAACCTTCCGGCAAGCTTCGCCTTCGGTCATGCTGGACATGAGCTCATTGTCATCATTCTTGATTGTGTCCGGATGCACACGAAAGAGTGCCGTTTCGGGCACACGAATGACAGCCATGAGATAACCACGCCAGAGCAGCGAGTAGGCGTACTCAGTCGAATTCTCCTGGCATATGTGTAACTCAATGATGACGCGGTTGAAATCGGTTCCCGGATTTCTTGGAATCGGACCGTCGCTCAGCGTGAGAATGGTCGGAAGATGGTAATTCACCACCTTGGAATTAGCCGAAGGCCGGGTGAACTTGGCGATTACCGTTTTTGCTTGTGCGAAGTGTTGCATTGTAGTTTCCTTTGTCGATGTCGGCAATTGCCGAATAGGAGTTGTTGAGGGAAACCTTCCCTCGGAGGTATTCGTAGTGCTTAGTCTTGCGCTTCGTCCATGATCTTCTTTGCGTCTTCCGAGAGCAGGAATTCGCGAGAAGCTTGGGTGATGCTGTAGGTGTCGCCGAACTGTGTCATGTAACCGTACTCGATCAATTTCTTGATCGATGCAGCGATGAGTTCAGGTTGGCGGCCGAAGCTCGCATACAGCCTGGCGTCCAGATCTTCAACCTTGATCGGACTGTCGCCTTCGGCCAGCGCCTTCAGAAGCTGGATGTAGACATCGCGGGTCTGCATGACTTTCTGAGGAGTCGGTTGATGAACCGGAGGGATCATGCCCCCAGCTTGCATCTTCGACTTTTTGGTCATATTCAGGTAGTTCATTCCCAGCGGAGTGACTGCGAGAGTCACCCAGTTGAGAGTTTCTTCCGTCGGCTTTTCACTGACCTTGAAGAAACGCATTTCTGCCATGCGGGCCACGATGTAGGGAAAGAGGCCGGGATACTTTCCATTGAACCGTTCGGTCAGTTCGCCGTAGGTAAGCTTACCCTGAGCATCTGCCACTGCTTGCATGATGTCTTCGCAGCATGCACGTTGTTCTTCTTCGTGATGGACACGACCTTCGCCATTGGGTTTGGGTTTGACTGCGAGAGAGAACGTTTTACGGATATCCGCAGAGGTGTTGTACTCAGCGTCCAGACGAATGCGTTCCAGCGAAGACTGGCGAACATACGGGAAGAACATCGTGTCAGCTTCCTCGTAGTTGGGGACGAGGACGTTTCGGATGAAATCGCGCGGGACGAACGCGTATTCGTCTTGCACCAGATTGCCGTGGAAGCGACCATGGATGACGTAGACCTTACTCCAACCCTTACGACGGGCGAAGCGTGCTGCGATGATGGCCAGGCCTTCGGAAGTGTGTTTGGGCTGCACTTCGTAGGACAGAAAGACCCTGATCGAGCGACCCATCACTTTGATGACGACAGAGCGTGTGACACCGTTTTCTTCCTTTCGGATCGGCGTGTTGTAGCTGTTCAGAAAGAGATGGTCGGCAAGACCATTGGTGTTGGTCGAGTCAGACGGTTTGCATTTCTTGGACATTCAGTTTCCTTTTAATTGGAGGTAATAGGAGGACTAAAGGGGTAGTCCAGCGAATTATATATCGGTGTAAAATTCTAAAAATGGAAACAAAGAGCATAGGTCCCAATGGGCTTTTTGGCCCATGTTTAGTGGAAGCTTATTCTTATGATTGTAGAAAACATTCCCTATGTGGAGTAAACCATGAGCGTGTCCGAACATAATCACGATCAAGAATTTCGTGATGATATCCAAGGCGATATTGGATCTCATCTTGAGCAAGATCTCGCATCTTTTGACAACGACGTAAGTCAAGTCAATCGAGCAATCGATGTCGCCGAAGAACTTCAGAACACACACGATCGCGTAGCTTCGCTTGAGAGCTATGACCAATCGATGAGTGCTTACGTCATGGCCAGTGCCAATGCGCTTATGCGAGTAGCCAATATCGGCTACAAAGCAAAGCCGAGTGTCGACCTGCAATCCCATCAGTTCACTTCGAAAGAAGTAGACCTGCAATCCCTCACGTCATCTATCAAGGACTTGTGGCGAAAGATTGTGGAGGCGATCAAAAGTTCTCTGAACTGGATCGTGGCTTTCTTCCGACGTCTGTTTGGCATGAACAAAACCAATGCCACTAGGATCAAAAAGCTTGAAGAACAAGTAGAGCTTGAGATCGTCGAGGAAGCCCAAGCCAAGACCAAGGCTAAGAAAACTTCTACCACGAAGATCTTTCCTGAAAAGACCACAGCTCCTGAAAAGAAAACTCCTGCGGCAAAGACCAAGGAGAAGACCAAGACCGAACCGGAAGCTACCCCTGAAGCTTCTACCGAGCCGGTTGTTCAGAAGAAGGAACCGGTCGTGGTGAAGTGGACCCATGCCCTGGATACCTTTTATAGCCACACTACCGGAGTGCCGAAGTATAGCCGTCTGGATGAGATGAAGAAGAACATCGCTCATCTGAACAGCACTTATACCGCATGGACGACTGACGATTTCAGACTGGATTTCTTTCCCACCAAGGCAAAGAAAGACTTCCTGAAGAGTATCGGTGCTCCCTCTTTGGAAGGCTACGTAAGCGATGTCGTTAATGGTGAAGTCGTGGTCGTTTCTTCCGACCGCGTCAAGCCGGTGAATATGGAACCTGTCGAAGTTCGCTACTACGTGGTAGACATTTCGATGAGGACTGTTGCCGCTGATATCAAGTCTCCTCACGTTGGCAGTACTATCAAACTTGAATCCGAAGGGATGCAGAAGCGTGAGATGGTTCGGTGTCTATCCGACTTCCAGTCCGAGGTCCTTCGACAAGAAGCCCTCTTGGAAGGAATGGTGAAATACATCAATAACGAGATCCGTAATTCTCCTACCGAAGAGGGCGGAGCAGCGGCTGAAGTTATCGCTCACCTTACTGGTCTTCGGTTCCTTCTGAACGGACCTTCCGTTCGGTATGTCTCGCTCTGGTCCACGACCATTGCCAAAGCGACTACCGAAATCAAAGAAGTCCTTTTCCCCAAAGTCTAAATAGACACAGACATACCTCCCATAGGCCGAAAGGCCTATGGGAGTCTATGCTTACGAGTGGGCAACGTCCCGCAGAAGCAGGGCACTGAGGTCGCTGGCTACGCTATTCAGTGCCTGATTCCACATGGCAACGTAACGTACAGCAGGACCTGCTACGAGGAATTTCAGACCAATCAAGTTAGCCTTGGTAGCTGAATCTTTTTTGGAAGACTTGGATATCTGATCGATCTTGGTTTGGCATTTCTTGACAAACGCCTCGCACCAGGATTCCAGTTCCTCAATTGCCTTGCGATGTTGCTTGATATATTCAAGCATGGCGCCGGCGTAGACCGAACCCGTAGTAACGGTAATTTCCTTACCGACATTGGGAGGGATATAATCGGCAGCAACGACCTTCATAACCACGCTCTTGACGAAGGCTTCGGCCGTATGATCGTCGTAGACGGTAGGTGCCTGAGGAGGCCCGTAAACGAGAATGACCTTACCGCTGATGGATTCACTGACGTGACCCTTGCTTCGATTCGGAGCACCGTTTTCTTTGAGAAGACCACTCGGAGCAGGCATCGTAAAGAAGTCAGGCGTGAAGACCGACCTGCTTTCCCAGTTCTCGTAAATCGACTTCAGACGAACGATGTTGCGTTGCATCTGAGGAAGAGAATCGGTGTTGTTCTTCAGGGTCTTGGATTCGAAGAGCATGTCCATGGCAGCCGTCCATTTGTATTGGAAGGTCTTGGCCGCGTTCTTGTTTCCAGAAGGAGTCCCAGGCGCTTTTGCTGCCTTCTTGGGATCTTTCTTTTTCGTTTCCTGTTCCTTGACGATTTCTTCGATCTTTTCGATCTTATCGTCGGTGTTCTTTCCGATGCCGAAGATACGTTTGAAGAGTCCGACGACCCATTCAATTGCTTTCTTGATGGCAGAGATGATACTGTCCCATACCTTCGATGCCGTCTCGCCGATCGATTGAAGATCGGCTTCCTTCGAGGTGAACGTGTAGGACTGAAGGTCCGGACGAGCAGTAGTGCGATGACCGATATTGGCCACTCGCAGCAATGCGTCAACGGAGGCTTGAACCATACGACTGGTGTCCTGGTTGTAGGACTCCATCGATTCGATGAGTTCTTGCTTGCCTTCGAGTTCGTCGACGACGCCCATGGCACGATCGACTTGTCCCATGTCTTCGTCAAACGCGCTGAGGTCTTGTGTCACAGCGGAACCCGCTTCGCTGTGAAAGTCACCACGAAATTCGTGGTCGTGGTTGTCTTGAGACGTACCCATTGTTTACTCCGTTAGTTATTTTACCGACTACTAGGTGAATCCAATCATAGTACTGTTCGAAAAAATAAAAGCATACAGACACTCCAGGATAGCCACGTGGCTATCCTGGATTATCGTTCTTTCTTAGGCCGCTGCCAGGTTGTCCGTCGGACCTTCACGAGTGAGAAGATCCTTCACGGTAGGCCAGATGGCAGGCTTCTGAGGACCCTTGGTTTCCAGATCCTTGAACTTCATGTTGGCAGCGACTTCGCGACCGTCCAACGACAGGCGATAGCCCATGCCTTCTTCGCGTTTGAAGCATTCGACATCGCCCAAGCTGACCATTTCGTTCAGTACTTCGACGATGTCCAGAAGATGCAGGTGTTCATTGGAACCTGCGACGATGTCGCCCGCTGAGAGGAAAGGTGCAGGAACCAGATGACGCAACTTCGCTTCATCGGACATGGATTGATGCAAGACCTGCATCACGATCACGTGATAATGCCATTTCATTTTTTCTTCCTATTGGAGAATGACTTCGAGTTTGTAAAAGTGGGTCAAAGGAACATCGTCCATGACTTTCGTGATAACTGCATTTTGATACCGGAAATCCACTTCGTCTTCACCGACTTGATAGGCGATGGGATCTCCCTTACTCAACCGGAAAGAAGAATAGAGTTCGACCGTATAACGTTCGACTCCACGAATCTTATCCAGGACATTCTTGATGGGGTTCTTGTGGACAACTTTTTTCAGTGTGGGATAAAGAACCATGTGGCGCTTATCCCGTTCGTTGTCCTTTCGGAAGTACACCGTCACGTTTACCGATCCGTATCGGGATACACCATGTGACCAGACGTCAGGCGAACCATAATGCCCGAATCTATGCCGGTGCTCAGAGGCACCATTTGCACGCTGTCCCAGTCACGTTCGAAGAACTCACGGATGATACTGGCGCCCGTCTGCTCATCGTATTCCTTGAAGAAACCGATGGCCGCTACCGACGACAGATTCATCGTCACTTCCCCCGAATGGGGATCGTGAGAGAACTTGGTGAACTTCACCAGCTCATTGACCTCTTCGGCCAACAACCGGAAGATGTCTTCCTTGTTGCGGACTTCACGATCACGAAATGCCATGATAGTAGGCTTGGAATTGATCTTGTCCAATATCAGCGAGCAGGTATTGACATTGATCAGATCCACGTTCTGCGCCTTCATGGCGACCGGCAAATCTTTCGTTTCAAACGTAAGCGACATACTTACTCCATTTACATTTTTGCACGCTGTCCTTCTTTGCAGAGGAAGTCGTGGTAATTGCGTTTCTCGTACTCACCGTACCAGATCTTGCGGTAATACGACAGCGGTTGGATGACAAGGTTTTGCGGCGAATACGTGATGTACTTGCCATACATCTCGCAGGCTTCTTCGATGGTGGTGGTCAAATCCACACATGCTGCCATGACGTCGGAGTAGCCAGCAGCACCGCTCACAATAACGGTGCTGCGTTTTCCAAGAGGAACGATTTCCAGCGTACCGATGTCGGTCAGAAAGACTTGGTTGACACGACAGTCACGATCAATCAGGAGTCCTGCTTCGACTTCTTCCAGGCGATTGATTTGCTTGGAAGTGTATGCGATCGACTTGTCCGACAACTGGCAAAGAAGATCGACTGCACGAGCACCGATCCCATTGGCAGGGATGAAGAAACCGAAGGGAGTGACAAGATCCAGTTCGGATATGGTGGACCGACTGCCACGTCCGAAACTACCGAACCCGCGGACATGGGCGACATGTCCTTCGCGTACCAGAATCATGTTGTTCATGCCGACACCCCCAGATACTTCATCTTCTTCAAGGAACGTTGTTTGATGTAGCTACGATCCTCGCTGACGGTGTGGTCGATGCGCGATACGCGCTCAATCGCACCTTCGGCAGAAAAGCCTTCGCCCATATAGACGATAGCTGCCCAGTGACCGGTACCGATCGCGTTGGGAGTTTCTGTATTCAGCAGCGTGTATTCCGCGTGGCACAGAACCCAGGCACCATCTTTGGTAACGACAAAGACAGTAAAGTCCGTTGCGGGCGTGTTGGACGTGAAGAACTTGTCGTGCAGGCTCTTGACCGTTGGCCGGCGCGGTCCTTCGCTTTGAAGAATGTCATCTACGATGATCTCGCCCAGAATCGAAGCGAACTCTTTACCGATGGTCATGCCCACACCGGCAAATGCCACACGTCCACATTCGGACACATGAACCTTGTCCACTTTCGCGGACATGTTGAACCCTTTCTCGCGGGGCGTCACGACGCTGCAATCAGCAGCCAAGACACCATCTTTCAAGGTAACTAGCGACATAAATGCTCCGGTAACAGATAGGGGATTTCTCCCCTATCTGGACTACGTTGATTTACTTCGGATTAGCGCGGCATGCGTGCCGGACCACCGATGGGACCGGGCGAGCGGCCTTCGCGACCTTGCTTGGCAGTGGTGGCTGCTTTGGCGGCCGGCGTCTTGACGACATCGGTGACCTTGCCATCGGCGCCGAAGGTCACGTCGACTTGCTGACCCAGGGTGAACTTCGTAGCGACTTTCTCGACCGCCGGACCGCTGACAGTGACGGACTTCTTCTCGGCATCGATGCCGATGATCGTGGTCTTGGTCAGCGATTCGATGGTGATGGTGGTTTTGTTCGACACGGTAAAACTCCAGACATTGGAATGGAAAGAGGACCAGCACCTTATAGATGCTGGCATTGGAAAATTACTTCTTCTTCACTCGTTCAGGCAAGTCTCGCTTACCTGCCTTCTTGTCAGCCTCGGAAAACTCCCGAGCGACCTCTTGAGGAATACCTACTTTCTTTGCGAACTCAGGATTGTGTGCTGCTCCATCCATCAGGCGTTTCTGCGATTTGGATTTGCTAGGCATTTCACTTCTCCTTCACTGGCAGGAAAGGACCCACCTGCCCTTGGGTCTTGACATCCCTTCGGCATCGATTCTGGCACGCTTACCAGCCTCTGTAAGACGATACATGGATCTAGGGTACTTGGAGTCGGTTTCTTCCTTTCGAGAAGTCACGTATCCTTTATCTTTGAGCTTGGATAGGTATACGTGCACACTGCCACGTGCAATCTCACCATTAGAACGATCGGCAAGATCAAAGCCGTAGTGCTCGTACACCATGGGTTCCAGAAGTTCCAGAAGCAGAACCTCTTTGTTGGATAAGGCCAACCTAATCCTTATCCGGTACTCCGAGACACTGGACGTTCACCAGGTTCTCGAAGTCGTCCGATTGGAAGAGCATGCGAGTAGACAACTGCTCGTACGTAACTCCCGTATGACGAATGGCATCCATGAAGTCACTTCCCGAAACTGTCTTCAGAGAGGTAACTCCAGGTGCCGTATTCAGTAACTTCAACTGCAAGGTGTGTTTGCACGTTGCAGGGTCGTAGCTGATTGCGATGATGGTAAAACGAAACATTCTGCTAGTTATCCTTCGTTGTAACGAGCTTCGAGGACAGCGACGAGACGATCGACGCCAGTTGCATAGAAGATCCCACCAAGGGATTCGGTGAGTACTTTCTTGACTTTCTGTTCGTCAGCATTCTCCAAAGCGGAGCCCAGACGATCGACCACTTCCATCGGAACATCGTTCAGTCCAACTTTGTAAAACAACTCGCCCTTGTGGACGAAGAAGCTCGTTACACGGGTGCCAAGTCCGGAGCTGGGACTGATGGCATGGATCAATTCCGCCAGCACGTTGTATGAAACATTACCGTCGGAATCTACCGGAAAGAGAATGAGGCGCCCCATGCTATACGTCACACGGTAACGAAGTTTCTCAAGAACTCCTTCGGAGGTATCCGCAAGAGTACTTACGATAGCGACGTTTTCTTTCTTGATGCGGTAAATAGACCGCTTATCTTCGTTACCAACGACAATGCCGAAGTAGGGATCCTGCTCCCCGTTGAAGACGGCCTTGCATTCCAAGGAACCCATCACCCCGCCAGACAGAACACGACAATTCAGAATCGCGTCTACGAGTTCGTCATAAGTCTTCGTGCTGTCTTCGAATACGGCACGTGAATCGATTTTGGCGAGCTCCTTCCCTGCAACCTTTTCATGGGCGTCGATGATGCGAGAAATATTAGCCGCCGAGATGAAGGGATGCCACGAATCTCTGAGCATGTCAGCTATTTTGTTCTTAGGAGTATTCTCCAGACCTTCTCGGATGAATGACGATACAGGCAACTCGATCTTCACGTCATGGGCTTCGTAAACCAAAGCTCCATTGGAGAAAGACCAATCGACCTTAAAGCCTGCACCGGCATACGAATCCATCAGGCGCATAAACGTCGAATACGTGGTCTTTCCTTCTTTGTCTGTCGGGAAAACGGCCACATTGGTACCGATCATTATCGCACTGACGTCAGAGACCGCAATGAGTTCCGATCCAGGTTGGCGACTCAGATTGACGCAGGTCATATCCGCCACATGGAAGTGGAATGCCCGAGTCTCGCCATCGATTTCGAGAATCAATTCACGGCGAAGGATATCGGAACCAACTGGACCGATTTGTCCTTTCCATGCTCTCGCCATTCCATTGGAAATTCGCTTTGTATGGATGAGAAGGTCTTTCAGCTCTTTCATCGTACCGACTGCTTTGATATTGCGGAATTTCAGACTGGACAACTTAGTGTCGCCACTAGTTCCATGCTTGGTAACGCCATATCCCAGACCTCGGAAACGAGGTTCTTCGTCTCCTTGCTTGGGGGCTGAGACTTCCGAACAAAGGTTCAGTCTGCTGGGAGGATGTTTGGTGCCAAACACATGGAAAAAATCATCGAGAATCTTTTCCATTTCGGAATTGAGTTCCGGCATCATGCGCCGGATTGCCAGCGCTGATTGGCGAACTCGTTCGGGATTTTCATTGAGACTATCTCCCATCATTTCCAAGAACCCGATAGTCTTGGTCAGAGATGCCAGTAGTTGTTGTACTTTTTCGTAGTTCATTTAACGCTCCTAAAGTGATGATTGGTATTATTCATGCGTATGATATATGTATGAAATTTCCTATAAAGCCATAGACTAGATATCCGATCGGATATCTAGTCTATGATTACTTACTTCGTACTTTCCACAAACTGACCAGCGTTGGTATCGCTTGCCAGTTCGAGAAGTGCCATGTGATCGTCCAGGGAAAGGACGGGAGGTTTGGCAGGAGTTTCCAGAACCTGTTTGGCTGCTACTGCGAGTTTGGATTCACCATCCTCGTTCACGTGGGCCGAACTCATCAGGTCAGAAGGACTCTCGTACGGCATAACCCAGATAGGACTGGTACCGGCTGCCGAAGTTTCCTGTTTGCTTTGTATCATCGCCCGTTCGAGTTCCAAACGTGCGGCAGACTTCGGAGGTTCCACCGGCTTTTTACTCGGATCGTTTTCTTCGTTGATCTTTCGGATCTGATCCTGAGTCTGTCCACCGTAGACCACAATGACAGAACGATCTTGAGTGCTCTCGGAATAGATCAAAGCACGAACGTCGTTGTAGGACGTATTGGGTTCGCCATCGAACGCACGTAGCAGTTCGTTGCCTTTTGTATCGACGCCTGCCCAGCCGTACTTGACCGATTCAGCATCGATGTCTGACATGCTGGCGGTTTCTTCATTGACCACCGAACTGGTCGCATCCCATTCCTTGACGATGACACGTTTCCATCCGGCAATGATGACCGTACCACGACGCACCTTCTTGAAAGGCTCGGCGATCGTAGCGAGTGCATACGGTAGCGTGGGTGGCCACAAAGGCGATACGAACTGTCCGTCGATTACTTGCAGAAGACGCTCGTAATCGATCAGCTTGGCGAGCGTAAGTCTGCCTGTAAGAGAAGGCTGAGAATCCGGGAACTTGCGAATGATGTATTCGAGTTCCTTGCTCAGATTGATGATGGTCTCGATATGAAACCCTTGCCGTGAGACTGCCACGACGAGAGAGACTTGCAACTCCAAGAGAGACTGGGGAGTGCGATTAACGGCAAGTCCTTTGGGGAACTTCTGGTTTACTGCAATTTGGCGCATGTCATACTCCATGTTGGATAGTCATTAGATAACCATCTTCCATAAGCTTTTAATGGATGATACTCTGAACCATCCATACCTTCGTGAGATCATCATGACAGAAAGCAATATGCTTCTTACAAGAAAAAGAAGAGACATCGACCCTTCCATTGAGTTGTTTTTGGAATTCGAAGGTCCTCACGGAACTACTAACTTCAGAGATAGTTCCCTGTATGACAAGAACATCGTAGTAACTGGCGACGTCAGAATGGACGAGGTTCTTTATAAGTTCGGTAGGTCGAGTTGTTACAGTTCAGGTAACGGTGGTTATCTGACAGTTGCCAATGGAGTAAGAGGGGGTCTTACCGATCGCGATTTCTGCGTAGAAGCCTGGGCGTTGTGGGGTGCTGCTGGGTCGCTGGATTCAATATTCCAGATAGGTGGAGGATTGTCGAATCAGTACTCTGGAATCATCCTTGCTCAGAGCGGAGTCTACATGGCTAACGCCGCTGGTAATGGCTGGGCAACACCTACCAATACCTTTAGCGAGACAGTTGGCAATCATGGTGCATTCGAACATTTCGCACTGGTCCGCCGAGACGGAGTTCAGCGTTTGTTCTATAACGGACGAAAGCAAGGTGCAGACGTCAACGTCGATTTCATTCCGAACGCAGTCAACCCTGAACGGGTAATGGTATTGAACCAAGCGACTGCTGGAGCGTGGGGAGGTTACATGGATAACTTCCGCATTACGATCGACAACTATAAGTACTGGGATAATTTCGACCCTAGTACTCTGACATCATAAAGAAAAAAGCATAGACTACACTACCAGACGGGATATCCCGTCTGGTAGTTTATGCTGACTTAAAACAGATCTTCGGAAAAGAGTGCAAAATCACACACGTAGAAAGACACAGGATGGTTGACGATAATGTCGTCTTCCTGAACGATCCCACGATGTCGATAGACATGCATGGGACGCGTCTCTGTGTCTTCTGTCAGTAAGACAGCAATCGGTTTAGCTTTGACTGAGTACGTGGTTGGATCGGTAAAACACCGGAATCGGAATGCCATGTGAGCTGCGCGATAACGATTGACAAAGTTACCATGGTTGGTAACAAAGCCTTGCACACACTCCTCATCTCCGGATATATCTAGATGAGCATGGTATTCCGTACTCTGGGCAATATCGTGGTGTCGGTTGGGACGATCCACAACGAAGAGCTTGTTGTTCAGGTACGTTGCCGCAGCCACGGGCCACTCGTTCTCTTCTTGGGTGAGGATCCTTGCAGTAGTTTGAAGGAAGTTTATTACTACCTCATCCACGAAGCATGATCCATCCTTATCCAGAACGCGAGGACCATCACTTCCCTTTTCCATAAAGAAACGGAAAATGAAATCTTCGGTAAGGAAATCCTCAGCCAGCTTTCGCTTTGTGAAGTTGTTCTCACCGACTACATGGTCCGTCACGTGCCAGATGGGAATGACATAGGTGAACTGTGTTTCGTTATGGCGATACCGAACCCAAACAAAACGATCCGATTCCAACTGACTGGAAGCGTTGCCCATGGATTTGGTTCGATAGATGATCTGTCCCATCGTCAGAATGGGTTCACCCTTCTTCTCATGGAACTTAACGAATTCGGTAAGTCCGTGCAAGAAGAAGGTTTCGTAGCTGGCCGCGATCATCCGCGAAACCTGTTCGGCACCGAGAGACGCAAACCCTTCTGCATCACCCAACACTACTTGGTTGGCTTCGATTCGTTCGATAGTGGGGAAGTTATTGACAATGGTCCGCAACCAACCCCTGAACTCATCTTCGTACTCAAGAGCGCGAATTTGAGTTTCAGGGTTATAGTCAATGACCGTCACCAATCCTTCCGACTGGTGAGGATCTTTCTTTTGCATCAAGGTGCCTTGTAAAACTCCACGACCTCAGGAACATTCAGATCGTCGATATCGTAAAAGGATTCTTCGCGAACAACTGCATCGCTGACCAGATGAGGCGAATACAGCTTGCCAGTTGTCGGCGCCCAAACAAACGGGTATACGCGGCTATTGATTCCGATGTTGGCAATACCCACAACAAAGCCAGTCATGGCATCGCCACAACCATTCAAGTAGAATGAGATGGCGTCGTTGTAGTTCAGGCCGTTCATGAACGTACCGCAACCGAGAGCGTCGAGGTTGTCTTCGGGATCGAGATCCTTACCCCAGTCAGCAACAAACCGATGATGAATCAGTTCACGCGTTGCGGGATCGTAGATGTAGGTCCCGCATTTGGAATTGGGACCTAGGTGGTACATGGACACCACATAGCCGTAGCGCCAGTACGTAGGCTTTCCTTTCTGGATCGCCAGAAACCGAACGCCAATTCCGTAAGGAGGAGTCATACGACGATCGGGCATCATTAATGCCTGAGCATACGCTTCTTCCTCCGGCGTGAAGATTCGACCAGTACCGTCATCTTCGATACTGATTTCTTCTTCGTTGCACAGACCGGGAATCTGAACAATGGGGCCGGAGTTTGCCATATCACACCTTCATGACGACATTGACGTTGTAGAAGTCCAGGCCGGGCCCGAAGATGCGGGACAGGACACCGTACTTCCAGCGGTCGATGCGAGTGGATGCATCGATGATTTCTGCGTTGTGAATCTGAGCGGCTTCGTCCAGGTTGAACGGACCACCGCGTACTTCATCGCGACCTTCTTGCAGGACGAGAGATTCGTATGCCGATTCGATGATGGAATAGCTCCATTGCTCGAACGGCTTGCACTTGTCCTGGTTCAGGAAGTTGGCCGAGGCACGGGTCTGATAGAGTTCTTCCAGATCGACAAAGCCCACGTCGACCAGAGCTTCTTCCTTGGACTCGATTTCGAAGTCTTCCGGAACACGGATACCCACGAACATGCCGAGGTGGGTACGTTCGACATCGGTAGCCGACTGGTCCACGAAGAACGCAGCGCCATTGATCGGCTTTTCGTTCAGGGTTGTGATGTCACTGAAATGTTCCAGACCGGGAACATCCGTCAGTTTCAGATGTCGCGTAAATCCGTCAACGAGCTTACCCGTCAGACGAACTTCTTCATCGACTTCACGAAGGATGTTGCGTTGGATAGCGCGCATTGCGCCATGATCGACGATGATGGCGTCTTCTTCCTCGCCGATTGCATCGAAGCGGTCATGGGGATTGACGTGACCACCAACGCCGATCGAATAGTTACCCGCGATGCGAGCTTCGCCGCTGTTCTTGCCGCGCTGGTATACCCAGACCTTGATGCGGCCATTGATGATCTTGTAAAAGACCAGGTACGGAATCACCTGCATCCAGTCCAGATTGGTTTCGCACCAGCTGCGACGCACGAAGACGCTATCATCTTCGATGACCGAGGTAAGATCCGATACGGACAGGCCGCCTTCGGTGCAGAGTTCACGCAGAACATGGGCAGCGGGCACTGCCATGACGTATTCGTCTTCCTTGATGGGATTGCAGGCAGCGTAGTCGATTGCCTTCTGACTGATGTCCCAGATGGCGCCGATATCGGCACTGGAAATCAGCATGGGAAGGCGACGCATGCGATCGAGAAAGCCGGCATATTCGCCCGAACGATACAGTCGCGGATAACTGTTATCGCCTTGGCCGTCTTTCGCGAACAGTTCCACGTTGGAGAGGAAAGGCGTGAATTCGACGTCCTTTTCCAGATCCTGTTCGAGGAACTGCTTCTTGGCACGAACCACCATTTCCGGATTGTGCTGTCCGTAATGGAAGGTCGGGAAATCCTTGTCACTGGTGACCAGTTGGCGCATGTCCGATTGACACCCATCGGTGTCGGTCAGCATGGGAACGAGAGTGTGGACGTGACGGACTTGCTTGGTCATTCTAGATCTCCGAGATAATCAGGGTGTTCGAGGCGAGGGATGTGAAAAACAATATGGTCGAGTTCACTTGACGTGATTTTTCGTACCACCAAATTACCGCCAGAATGAATAAGCGTTTTGCGCTCAGCCATCTGACTGATGTTTCTCAACTTGAGGAATGCTCCGATACTCTTGGAAACAATCGACAAGTAAAGCTGGGCTTCCGATTCGGTTTGAAATTCACGGACCGGAAAGTTCGGAAGGTCGTATGAGGCCTGGAAGGTATTGCCGATCGTATACTTCATATCGGCCTGACCATCAAGGACCAGTACGAGTTCGTAATGGGTTTTGGTGCCCATTACTTTCTCCAGTTAGCCGCTTGCACGTTACGAAAACGTTGCACCGACTTATCTTCGTGAAAGACTTCCAGCGCAGACTCTACGACTGCTGCCAGAAGCCTTGGGTTAAAGAGATACGACAATTGATACACGATGGTCACCTTACGACTTGGGCGGCAGTCCGATATAAGAATCGTAACCAAGCACCAAGCGCTTGATGGACTCCGGATCAGACGTCAGATTTTTTCGGACATGGATTTGGAACTCTTGGCTGTATTGGTCAGCCTCTTTGGTGAAACGCGATTCGCGATGAATCGTACTCCACTGGATGTTTCGAACATAGGCATCGGCACTGAAGAAAGTGTCGGCGCCTTCGGTACGAGTATTGACAATCGTCTCACGCACTACTTGGACAACTTCTGCCCGCATGGCTTCGCGATAGATCGAGCCACCACCCACGATGCTGATAATGGGGTTCTGAGCATTAAGTTCGCGAGCACGGATGCGAGCCAATACCATTGCTGAGGCAAAGTCCTTTGCAAACTCTACCGTCGGCATGCGAGGAAGATCAGCGAACTGAGCTTGGTTCCTGGTAATGATGATACTTCTGCGGCCAGGAAGACTACGACATCCCATGGACTTGAAGGTACTACTGCCCATGATCATGACCGTACCAGTAGTCGCACGTTTGAAGTACGACATATCGGTAGCCTGTTCCCAGGGCAATCCGTTATCCAGTCCGATTGCGCCTACCAGGTCGCGGCATACGACCAATTGGACAATCACTTCCATTACCCGAAGTGCCTTCTCAGCAGCCTCGTCTTGAATGGCACCCACCTCACGGCGGAACTGACTGACGCGCTGACTGATGTTCTCGCGCAATTGACCAGCTCGGCCGTACTTCTTGGCGATCGAGGTCAGATCGTTTACCAGATCAGCAACACGACGATCGTGACTACGATCAATGATATTCGATGACATTTCAAACTCCAGATTAAAGGGTAGGTACTCACTGTACGATTGAGTAACCAGGTATGATTTTAATTATGTTGCATAGACACTCCTGAGAGCGTGAGCTCCCAGGGGTATCTGACTATACAGTGCCATATAACTCTTCTTGCTGCCGTTTCAAGTCATCCGTACAGATAACCAGAACCTTACCGCTAGGCAGACTTTGAACAGTTTTGTGCATACGCAAATCCCATCCAATTACTTGCCCATACGTTACTCGCTTCAGGGGCTCTATCCAACTCGCGCGATAGATGACCTGGTCCAATTCATACTGCTTGTTCTGGCAATCTTTAACCAGCTCTTCCGAAACGGTGATGTTCGACTGTAATCGACGTAGGCGACTTCCCAGCGCAACGGTTCCTAACAGTACGGTTAGGCAAATACCGATGATTACACCACCGACGACCTGGGTCGCCATTATTGCTTCCATCTCTAGCCCCTTTCGCCGGTTGGGACATTGTGTTCCAGATGATTAGCGTTTGATTTGCGGCAAATCAAAAATAAAGAAGCATAGAGGCAGGATGGGTTTTACCCCATCCTGCTCTGACTTACGCTTGTTGCACGCAGATGTGCTCGGTGTCCGGATACTCGGGCAAGTAGTTCTCTCCATCATTCTTCAGAACCGTGGTGGCTTCTTCACGATAGATGTCGAGCTCTTTGTTCGAGAACGGTTCACTGACCAGACCCAAACGCTTGTCGCGATTCAGGTTCTGTTGCATGGCCTTTTCGATTGCTTCGGCCAGAGGGTAGTGGACTTTCTTGATCTGTTGGATTTGGGATGCCATTATTCCGGGGTCCTTGCGGCGATGAGTGCTTCGGCGTGATCGATGATGACGCCAATGGTTTCAGGGCTGCCCAGGATGGTGATCATCGTATCGGGCACGTAGTCTTTGGTGATGAACTGCGAGATGCGGATGTGGCTGACGGACTTGACCACATCGACATTACCTTCGACGCCAGCCAGATAGTCCGTGACGAACTGCTTGGCTTGTTCTTCGGTGTAGTTCTTGCGATCGTTCTGGACTTGGCCGGCCAGGATGGTTTCTTTCTGGTAGTAGGCCACGGGTTGCAGTGCGGTTGCCATGTTAGGCTCCTCTGAGGTTGAAGTGATCGAGAAGACGTTGGATGTCTTTCTGACCAGCAGTAAATGAATGGACGCGAACGTGTTGGTTGCCCGTCGCATACAGAATGACTTCCTTGATTTCCAGCAGCTTGGCGCCACGGGAATGCAGGGAGGAGTTACGTTCGTTTTTCAGACGAGTAATTTCCTTCTTGGCTTCTTCCAAGGAGTATTCAATTGCGGTATTGTCCTCGGGGTGCAAAACCTCACGATTGGGCAATACCTCCAAACGATTACGTACGTACTTGATCATTTCTTGACCTTCTTGACAGAACTGAACGACATCACGCCGCCGAAATACGAAGGCAGGCGATGGGGAAGAGCATCTTCCACCGGATAGTTCAGATCGTTGTAGGTAAATTTCCAGTACAGCTTCCCATCGGCCAAATCGTCAAGGAGCAGTTCCAGCCGTTCATCGTTGACGCGGAAACCAATGCCATCGCCATGCTCTTCTTCAAGCATGTAGTAGCACGTATGGTTACGACCCGTGATGATGAAGTGAGGAATCAGATGGGTATCGCGAGTAGGCTTCTTCGCCAGACGAACGATACGATACTTCTTCCATTCATCACTTACCCAGTCGCCATCCTTGGCACGAACAGTCATACTCATGTTGGGAACGAGTGCCAACAAGGCCATGACCGATTTTGGTTTTCTGCACTGTGCATCCAGGACGATGGTCATGGGGACACACCAGCCGTTAAGCACCATGATGTCGCCACGGTCGATGCCGCACGGAGGAAGATTCTTTTTGGTATTGGACATTAGTTCTCGCATCCTTTAAGGAAAGATCGGAAGAGATCATGCTCGTTCTCTTTCTTGTAGATCTTCATCTTTATTTCGAGTAATTCCCTGAACTCTTTCCATGCCTCCGGGTACGTGCTAGTAGCCGAAACAAAATAATGACTAATAGAGTCACTCCCAGTTATCTTCGGCACAGCAAAATACTCATCAGCGGTTTTCGATATTTCTGGGAAAGACATCTTTGCCAGATAGAGCATGAAGATATTTACTGCCGAATCTACTCCGTGATACATCTGCAGCGCGGTTTCTTCTCCAGGAATATCGCGATGGATCTGGAGTATTTCAATAGGTAGTCGAGGAGAACCGAACATGATCTCTCGAAAACCAGCATTCCCGGTTATGATTTTTTTGGCAGAGCTATATTGTTGTTCCGACGGTGGCTGAATTTTCTTTTTCTTTTCGCCAAGGTCTGCTACGAACCAAATGACGAGAAACATCACCACGCCAATAATAAACAACCAACCGATATGCATGATGTCTCCTACTTAGCCGAAGGTTCGACAGGTACGACCATTCCCATGAAGTCGTATGCGATCTTCATTTCTTCAGGCGGGCCAGAGAAGTCATGGCGAATACGGTTTGAACCATTCAAGACTTCAATCGACATGGTACCGACCTTGGGGTCATAGGTCTTTTCCTGAACCCGAGGATGTCCCTTCAGATAGTTCAGAATGCCCATGACCTGACTCATGGTCATCGTATTCGTACGAGATGTCGGGCTGGTAGATTTTCTCCACAGCACTTGTTCATACTTGATCATGCTAGTTCCTTTCTCGGAATGACACTCAACATGAAACCACTCAGATCCCAGATGACATTCTGGTCTGCAAAGTAAGTCTCTTCGTAATACCAGTCTCCTCGATTCAAGAAGACGGTCAGTTTTCCAACACCGGTTGCGTAACCAGTGATGATTTTTTCTTTTGCACCAATTCGCATTGCATGATAAAAATCAGCAACGCTGGACTTGAAGTTGACTTCAGTCACCTTGCTGCGATGCGTGCAAATGCTTCTGAGATCAAGGGGGACTGTATTGGCCATTGGCGTATCCTTAGGTACAAAGAGTAGGTGGCGTCGGTACAAAATTAAAAGACTAAAAAGACTACTCAGCCTGGTAATATATACGTGAAAATATCTAATTAGCGTCAGATCCTATGACTCTAGCAAGAAAGGACTATCATGTCTGAGCAACTACTAATGAAGAAGAAAAAGAAAGAGATTCCTGTTGTCGATGCCAACGTGGTCTTTCTTTGTCACTTCGATCAAACCCCTCCAAGAAATGAAGCTAATGGCCAAAACGGTACAGTCGTCAATGCGAATTATTACCAGACACAGATCATTCTGAATGACCCGGCATCTGCCAAATTTGGTCAGGGTTTTCTGAAAGCAGGTGGTGCTGTAGGAGGCGGTGCATCTGAAATGGTTACGTTCCCTAAAGGGTTTACACTGGGGAACAGAAACTTCACTATCGAATCATGGCACAAGTGGGCAAGTTGGTCTACCGGTGGTGGAGCAACACAGCAAGGTTGGACAATTGGTATTCAGCAAGGTAGTGTTAATAGCGGCATCGCTTTGATGGGTACACGTTTTAACGGTGGCCAATACATCGACATCAACACCACATCAAATGGTCCTGCTCGACGTGTTGATTTTCCTGGACTGAACTCTGCTGAGTCTCCAGTAAATGATTGGTTCCATGTTGCGGTTGTTCGTGAGGGCGCCATTCTCCGTCTGTACCGAAACGGCAAACTGAAGAAGGCCGAAAACATTGGTACTGGAAACATCTTTGATGGAAACATGGTCCATCTTGGTTC